GACTCTACGATGGAGTTTGTCATCATGCAGAAACAGATGATTAAGTCTGGGATGGTTAACGCAGAGGATGTGGCTAAACAGCCAATGATCATTGACGGTGATGCAGAGGTTGTTAATTAATGAGCGACTTTGATGACTCAGTAATAGACCGCTCTGGTATTACTTTTGATGTAGCTACAGCGCTCAGAGTAGAAGAACATCTTCAGGCGATGGACTACAACGTAGACCCAGAATACGTCCCTAGTGCTTTTGCCCTGGAATTTGTGGTTTTCATTAAGCTGGTTAATGGCGTCGAAGGCGAAGAGAACACTACGCCACTCGTCCACTACTACATGCTCGACACGTTAACCGAAAATGGCGCACGCATCGTCAATCTCTGTCACCGAGGCATCGCTAAAACTACTCTCATGGGGGAGTACCTGTTTCTGTATCTTGGCGTTTATGGCGCAATACCAGGTTTTGGTAAAATTGACTTGGCTTTGTATGTTTCTGACTCTATCGAAAACGGCGTTAAGAACATGCGTAAAAACCTCGAGTTCCGCTGGGAGAACTCCGAGTTCTTGCGTAAGTACGTTCCAATCACCCGCTTCACCGATATCCGTTGGGAGTTCAGGAATGCTGACGGTAACGTGTTTATTGTCAAAGGTTATGGTGCTAAGACGGGTGTTCGGGGGGCTAAAGAACGCGGCAAACGTCCGCAGCTGGCAGTCCTCGATGACTTAATCAGTGATGAAGACGCACGGTCAGCGACTGTCATCTCTGCAGTCGAAGACACCGTCTATAAAGCGGTGGATTACGCTCTGCATCCAAAGAAGAACTTAGTAATTTGGTCGGGCACGCCATTCAACGCTAAAGACCCGCTGTACAAAGCAGTTGAGTCGGGAGCGTGGGCGGTCAACGTGTTCCCTGTTTGTGAGCGATTCCCCTGCACGCGTGAAGACTTTAGAGGGTCTTGGCCCGACCGGTTCACCTACGATTACGTGGTAGTCCAGTATGACAAAGCCCGTAAGCTGGGCAAGATCGATACGTTTAACCAGGAGCTCATGCTCCGTATCATGTCTGACGATGACCGTCTTATTAGAGACGCTGACATCAAGTGGTACAAACAAGCTAGCGTTATCGATAACCGTAACAGATTCAATTTCTACATCACCACTGACTTTGCCACTAGTGAGCGCCAAGCCAGCGACTTCTCTACCATCAACGTTTGGGCAATCAACAACAATCGAGATTGGTATTGGGTCGACGGCATCTGTAAGCGCCAACTCATGGACCAAAACATTAATGATCTGTTTAGGCTTGCTCAGATGTGGACGCCGCAAGAAGTAGGCATTGAGGTCTCCGGACAGCAGGGCGGCTTTATCCCATGGATTGAAGAGCAAATGCTGACTCGAAATATCTACTTCACGCTAGCCAGTGAGGGTAACCAGTCCCGCCCAGGTATTCGTCCCACAACGAACAAGATGCAGCGGTTCAACACAGTAGTCCCCTGGTTTAAAGCAGGGAAAATGTACTTTCCCAACGAACGCCAATCAGGCCCCGAAATGGTAGAGATGATGGAGGAACTCAGCTTGGCTTCGCCAAGCGGGTTCCGCAGTAAGAAAGATGATCAGATAGATAACATTTCGATGCTGGGTTTGATGACAGTCTGGCCACCCAGTCAAGAAGCAGTTAGTTCAGAAAAGTCAGACGGATTGTGGGAGATTGATGACAACGAAGAGGCCACTGAAGCTCTTGAATCTTATATTGTGTGAGGCACTAAATGTTATTGACCGAAGTTTACGACCAACTCGCGTACGGAGAGCTCCGTAACACTGTCCTCGGAGATGCCATTGGATTAACGGGCAGTATGGATGGCGCCGCAGATGGGACTAACGTTGAAACCATTCATGCAAAAGTGCTTCCGCTTGTTAAATTGGGTATTACTGAGCTGCACAAGCGATTTCTATTGCGCGAAGTTACGCTCGCTCAAGCTTTGGTTGCTGGGCAGGCAAACTATACGCTTACGCCGGCTAGTGATGACCTACTTAAAGTAGTCCGTATTTACGGTACTTACTTAACTAAAAAGTTTGAGATTCCTATTAATGAGATTAACAACGACCTGTCTATCCGGATTGTCGATAACTTATTAATCGTACCGACAGACGGGACAAAAGCGCCTTGGCTTTTAGAAACCACGAGCTTGTCTATTATCTATCAAGCCGACCATGTCATGATTCCAGCGTCTTTGGCTTGGGCGTCCGCCTCTTCAACTGCCATTACATTACCCAGATCGCACTTATGGGCACTTTGCCTGTATGTCGCTAGTCGTGTCACTAACTCGATGGGGTTTGGTGGAGAAATGCACGAAGGAAATAACTATGCGATCAAGTTTGAGCAAGAAGTCGCGTCCCTTAAAGGGTTTAACTTTGAAATAGACACAGACTACGAAAACGTGAAATTAACCGATAGAGGGTTTGCCTAAACTAATCCCAGAAAAACCTTTTTGTGCCTGCTACGTTAGCCAAATGACTAACGTGACGAGATAAGGTAAATGGCAGAAGAAGAGAAGGTCACACTAATTGATACTGATCAAGCATCGGATATTACTCCCGAAGGCTGGACGTCTGCTCCGACACTGGGCGATCTAAAGCAAGAACAAAGAGACTCTAAAGACGCTTTCGACACACAAAAAAATAAGATACGCGGTTGGTTAGATAATCTGCACATGGAAGGTAGTGCTAGAGTTAATCCTCCTAAAGGATATTCTCAAGTACAGCCTCGATTAATCCGTAAGCAAGCAGAATGGCGCTACCCTGCCCTATCTGAGCCTTTTTTATCAACAGAAGAGCTCTACACGCTTAAGCCTGTAACCTGGGAAGACAAAGAGCCCGCCAGGCAAAACCAGCTAGTTATCAATAATCAAATGAGCACTAAAATCGATAAGCAAAGCTTTATCGATGATTTCGTTCGGGCGACTGTCGACGAAGGAACCGCAATTGTAAAACTTAGCTGGGACTTTCAAGAAGAAGACGTTACTGAAGACGAGCCGGTATACGCCTATGAGCCTGCCCCTCAAATGGCTGAGCTGCATGAAGAATTGCACGCGATGATGGAAAGTAACCCAACAGGGTATGAGGCAGAAATACCTAATGAGCTAAAAGCCGCACATGAAGAAACAATGCGTGTTGGTGAGCCAGTAGAAGCGTTTATCATTAGTTTTAATGAAGTAACTAGAACGAAAACAGTAAAAAATGCTCCTTACATAGAAGTCTGTGATTACCGAAATGTAATGCCAGATTTCTCTTGTCGAGGCGACTTAAGCAAAGCCGGGTTCATTATTCATTCTTATGAAACGACTACTAGTAATCTGACAAAAGCCGGTAAGTACCAAAACATTGATCTTATCAACGTGGAAGGAGCTACTGCGCTTGCAGACCCTGATCACGAAGTTAACGACGAAGAACTGCAGTCTTTCCAATCTAAAGACATGTCTAGAAAACGCGTTGTAGCGTACGACTACTGGGGATACTGGGATTACGACAGCAGTGGCATTGCCAAGCCAATCATATGTACCTGGGTAGAGGGCACAATGATCAGGATGGAGGAAAGTCCTCATCCAGACGGAGAACTGCCTTTTGTGTTTGTCCCTGCCCTGCCCGTCAAAGGTTCTTTGTACGGCGAGCCAGACGGCGCATTACTTGAAGACAATCAAAAGATAATTGGTGCCATTACGCGAGGCATGGTCGACACCATGGGTCGATCTGCTAATGGGCAAATGGGTACGCGCAAAGGTGCCTTAGATTCAATCAACTTACGCCGCTTTCAAACCGGAAAAGATTATCAGTACAACGGCAATGTCGATCCTCGCATGGCTTTCTTCATGCATCAGTACCCAGAACTCCCTGCTTCTTCCCAGTTCATGATTGAGTTACAGAATTACGAAGCTGAATCAATGACCGGTGTTAAAGCATTCTCTCAGGGCATTAACTCTGGCGCTTTAGGCGAAGTAGCCACAGGAATTAACGGTGCACTAGATTCAGCGGCTAAGCGCGAGACTGGAATGCTTAGGAGACTGGCTTCTGGCATGACAAAGATTGGGCGAAAGATCATTGCCATGAACAGTGAGTTTCTAGAAGACGAAGAGATTATACGCATCACTAATGACACTTTTGTCGCTATACGAAGAGATGATCTTCAAGGCAAATTTGATTTAGTAGTGGATATCAGCACAGCTGAAGAAGACAACGCCAAAGCTGGTGAGCTAGCCATGATGCTACAAACCATAGGGCCAAATGGCGACCCTGAGCTAACTAAAATGATCTTAAAAGATATTGCGACACTCAGAAAAATGCCTGGGCTTGCGCATCAGATCGAAGAATTCCAGCCTCAGCCCGATCCTGTACAGCAGGAACTCGCCCAACTTGAGATAGAACTTAAGAAGGCTGAGATCATGAAAGTGAAATCTGAGACTGCAGAGAACTTTACTGATGCTGACTTGAACTCAGCTAAAGCTAGCACAGAAGCCTCACAAAGCCGCAAATTAAACAGTGCAGCAGACAAAACTGATCTTGATTTTGTTGAA